AAACGTTGACACCGGCTATCGTAAAAGAAGTTGCCGAAGCATAAGCTGCAGTATAACTAGCGTCCCCATCTCCATACTCCACCCACTGCGAATCATTAAACCAATCTCTAGTATTTTTCATTAATGCTCTAATGGCATTATTTAAATTACTAGGAAGCATACCCTCTGCGGTAGATATACTATTTAATGAAGTGTTGTTTGCTTGTGTTGTTGAATAATCTTTTATATTAGTTGGCATCTAATCTCCTAAAAACCATGCGAAAGCCTTATCGCTTTCTTTGTTTCTATCATTTATTAAAGTATTGATAGCTTCTTCAATTTGTCTTTGAAAGAACTCTTGAGTTTCAAAACTATATCTGACATTATCTATATCAGTTTTTTCCGTCATCTCAATCCAATTCTTGTTGCAATTACATCAACGCCTTGTGCATGTTTCCAAACAGAACCGGCAGGTGTTGTAACTTTAATTTTAAAATATCTTCCAGATTGTCTTACAGGATTGTCCCCACTTGTAACCATACTTGAAGAAGACGATTCTGTAACATTATCGGCTAATCTTTCCCTACTTTTTATTGTTACGGTTGAAGTTGCGTCAACAATAGGCCTTACATTGGTTATACTACTTCTATGACCTGGAAACAACTCCATTTCCCTTGTTTCTATTGTTCCTTGATTTTCCGTACCGGAAAAAATAGCCGCTTTAAAATTATTATCTATTGCCCCTAAATATAATTGTCCGCCATTCCAAAAGTCAGTATCTAAAGCAATATTAATAGAATCTAAGTTTTCCGAAATAATATCCATAAGTTCAACGGTATATGCACCTACAAATTGTGAAAATATTGTACTAGCATTAGCGTCTGCCGTTGACCATTTTTGCGTAGCATAATTATAAATAATTACTTTATCACAAATACCGGTAGTGTTAGCCGTATTACTAGCGGACGGATATAACCACATGGCAAGTTGATTAAATGGGTCAACCGCCGCACAAATTCTATCGGTATATGCTTTGTTTAAATCTACGTCAAAAAATCTATTTACTTTTTCAGCACCAATAGGAATTATTTGATCACCATTTATTTCAAAAAATCCATCGTCCGCATAGAAAAACACTCTACGATTATCTTGACATACGGTTCTACCTAATACGGCACCTCTATTTGGCGAAATAACAGATAATCTGAACACAGTAGCACCACCTACATAGTCCATACGAATTATTTGATTTTGTCTGAACACATAACCAATCTCTCCAGATGTTATATGAACTATTTGTCCACCGGAACCTGGTAAATCTTGTAAATCCGACTGTTTTGTACCAGATTGCCAAGTTGATAAATCATTTATTCCAGACCATTGAATACGATTAGAATTATTTGTGTGATTACCGGTAACAAAAAAATCCCTAACGACACCTGAAACTTTAAATACCGGTACGGTTCCAGAAGTTGCAATAGAAGATAAGTTAGCAAAGTTAGTTGAAGTACCCATTAAATAATATTGTGCTGCATCTTTACCGTTACTAGCAACTACATATTGGCCAAATTGTGTAAAAGTAAAATAATCTGTATCGCCACCTGTTAAACTACCTTTTCTTGAAGTAAATGTTCCGCCGTCTAGTTGGTATATATCGGTATTCTTAGCTACAAAATTAAATACATTATTTGAATTATCTCTAAATGAACCGGCACCTCTACTGTTTGCACCTATATTGTTAGAAGAATAATTTACTAATGATGGAAATCTTTTATAAGAAGTTTGGGCAAAATAAACATTGTTAGCTACGTTTGCACCTGGATTTAAATATTCCGGTTGGTCTGGAAGCCATTCGCCAAAAGGTATTTGCATTTTACTCCTATTGGTTGTTGTTACTTACCGCAATAAAATTATCATTAAAAGAACCGGCTACGGTTACATCTGATCTTTGTTGTAATGGTGCAGAACCATATTGATCTTCTCTATCGTTTCTTTCTAGTCTTTCCATCGCCGTTTCATACATTCTTTGCCATTGTTGTAATCTTTGTGGGTCAACACCTCCTAAGAAGTTAGCCGCATGATACAAAGAACCATATAAATAAATTGCAGGGTGGTTGGTTAAAATAAAGTTAGAAGTGTTTGAATCGGATAATGCTGAAAATCTTTGATAATAATTTAAATATCCTGTGTATGCCGAAGAAGGTGTAGGGGCAAATCTAAAAGTATCGCCAAGTATTGTATAGGTAGAGGGTTGCCCTGAACTTGAACCACCTTTAATCTGATCCATTTGTGCAGGTGTAATATATTTCAAAGCATACTTAATTCCGCCGTTTAAAATATAAAAATCCCTTACTTGTAAAAAATCTGATGGTATAGATTCCGTTTCCGAATCAATAGTAATAGTTGTTTGTGCAACCATTTTTCTTATTCTTAATTTAGAATTAAAATCGGCTTCTGTTAAAACAACAAAATCTTCGGAAATTTCGGAAGTTAAATCACTTCTATTTAACCAATTAGCAATAGCCGTTTTTAATTCTGAATAACTTGATAATGCCATTACAATCTACCCTCCGCAGTTCTAAAATACTTAAATTCACTACTATTTAATTTTTTTTTCATAATTTGTTTTTGTACTTCTTTTGGTAAAGCGAACCAATTATTAGTACCATTGTACTCATTAGCCCAAACTTGTAAAGCTAAAGTTGGTATAGAAGCAACTCTTTTTAAATCTCTACTTTTAGAATAACCGTCATTAAGATTATAAAGATTTTTATTATGTTTAATATGTGAATCTATATTAACTTCTTCTTTTACTACGATTTGTTTGTCTTGATCGTCTAATAGAATAGTTTCTTTTTTTAATCCGTCTATTTGAACATCTTTTTTCATCTTCCTTGACCTTTGTATCTTAGTAGTTTTTTGTTTCTTTTTTCATGTTTGTTTAAATCTTTTTTGTGCCTACCAGGTCTTTTTTTTGGTTTTGGTCTAGGTACAAAATGAACAAACTTTCTTTTGGCCACTACGCACTCATTTCAGTAACATAGACATTCGTAGATGATCCATGAAATACTGCAATCTTTTCGCCAGGTGAAACTTTTAATACTTCAACTTCTCCAGATGGTAGCAAAGCAGATGTTGCACTTGCCGTTGGGGAAGCACCTAAAACAAAATGACAATTCGCATCTCCAACTATTCTTATATATTCGGTTTGTGCACCAAATGCAGAAGAAGCCGTTGAAGAATTATTTGTATTAAGTTTTTGTGTAGTTCCAGGTCTTAACGCATAATTATAACTCATATTTTCTCCTTAATTATTGTAGGGGGGAAGTACCGCTAGGCAAGATCCCCCCATAAACTTATTATCTTCTTATAACGAATGTAACAAGTAATTTTTTAGTTCCAGTAGAACCACCGTCTGTAATCATTTCAATAGTTCCATCTTCTTCAACTCTATTCAATGCCGTTGGTGTAGAACTATCTACAGTTCCAGCAGCCGAACCTGAGTGAGCAACTGTTATACCACCATTGGTTACAGCTGTTCCGCCTATTTCAAAAGATATAGCTGCGTTTCCTCCAGATATTGCACCTTGTAAAGCGGTAATAATTTTTACAATTTTTCCACCGTCCGGTACTGCAACAAATGTAGAAGAAGCAGTTGATATATCTTCTATTTCAGCAGTTAAAAAATAATCGTTTAAAGTTCTCATTTTTTACTCCGTTGTTGTTCCGTCTATAACCTTTTTAAGACTTCAACATTGGGTTGATTGCATGGGGCGTATTCAATGCAAGGTTACACCCCACACAATTTTATTATTATGAAGTAGTTAAGTCTGTAACTAATCCGTTTGCTTTTTCGTTTCTTGCCACAAGAGTATATTCTGCAACTAAAAATCTCTGATCTGCATCTTTTGTTTGTGCAGGAGTTTGTAGAGCAAAATCTCTTAGGAAAGCAACAGCCCACATATCCATTTCAAGAACTAATGCGTCTTGGCCTTGTTTAGCAGCCGTAGCATTAGCACCTCTAATAAATCTGTTAGGGGCAACTTGAAGCGTACCAAAATCTGATTCGTACACATCAATAGAAGTAATTAATCTTCTATCTTCTGCAGAATCAAATCTAGTTGAACCACCTGTGAATCCAGATAGTTTTTGTTTATTGAAAGCACCAACCATAATCATATTAGGGTTTCCACCTTCGTTAAAACAACTTCTCAAAACGCCTTTTAACTGATCTTCAGTAAAAGCTCTTTGAGTACCATCTGTTCTGATAGCACCGTTTCCGGCACCTGATCCACCAGATCCAGCGTCAACATTAGTTTCAATCCAAGTTTGGCAACCGCCTAATTTTCTAGCAGTTGTTGCGTCACCTGCAGCTTTTGCAACATTAGATAAAAGAGCTGTTTCCATATCTCTTTTTAATTCTTTTGCTGCTTTTGCAACTTGATAAGCTAATTCGTTAGCTCTACCAGCTGAAGTAACTGCTTCGTTTGTTCCAGAAACTTGCACACCTTTTGTTGAAATTTGAGTGTGGTTTTCTTCTTTAGTTGTTGCTGACATTGTTCCGTAAGTAATATCAGCTCCCTCAACGGCTGCGTTTGCAGCAACTGCTGCTAAAGCATCTGTTTGCCATTGGTGAGTTGTGTTGGTTGCTTTTTCTTTAGCAATCCCAGACATAAAAGGTGTTTCAGTTGGGGAAATCGAATAAATGATGTCCGCCAAATCTTCTCTTATGCCGACTGTTTGGTAAGTTTGAAATACAGCCATTTTCTTCTCCTATTTGTTAAGTTGTTAAATGTAACGAAGAAGTAAATCGGTAGCGTCTTTAGGGCTTCCAGATTTCTTCAACGAATTAAATTTATTCAACCTAGCTTGAGAATTTAGTTCTTCTTTTGTTGCTTTTACGCCTGATTTAACAACTTTTGACGGTTTGACTTTTTTATTAACTAAAGTTGGTTTCAACTTTTTGTTATTTTGATAGTTCATAGCTTCAACTATAATATCAAACTGTCTTGAATCATAAATTGAACTTATTTCGGTTTGATTAAATCCTTTGCCCAATAAATAATTCGTCATATTTTGTCTAAGTGCATGGCCTTTAACAGGGTCATAAAGTTCAGGATATTTTAAACTTATCCTTTTCTTCTCTTCCGCAACCAAATTATTAAATTGTGCAGTTTGATGTTCCTTTAATTTTCGTTGTGCAGAAGTGATAGTATCTCTTCTTCTACGAATCTTACGGTCTATCTTTGCCGCTTCGGTTGGGTCTTCTTCCCATAATTGGTCAAGTTCCTTAGAACTCATATCGTTGTTTATTTCAGCATTCAAAGTCAACACTAGCGAATTTAAATCGTCTAACTTAGTTGAATACTGGTTTTTCAAACGATCTTCTTCCGACTTTAGCTCTCTTTTTGATAAAGCTAATTCTTCTGTTTTTCGTCTGTAATCGGCATCCTTTTGATAACCTGCTTTTAATTCTTCAAGGTCAACATCAATCCTTTCACCATTTACGATTACTTGGTGTAGATCGGTTTCTTGTTCTTCAATAGCATTTTCTACTGGAGCTTCTTGTTCTACAGGAGCTTCTTGAATTTCTTCTTGTTGAGCTTCTGGTTGTTGTTGAACTTCTTGATTATCTTCGGCTTTCGCTTCCGGTTCTTTTGGTTCAACAGGCGTTGCTTCTTGTTGAGGTTTAATAGTTGCCGTATTAGGGTCTAATATTCCCTCAATAGATTTTGCAGCACCTTGTACTGAAAAATTATTCAGTAATGGGTTTGTATCTGACATAAAGTCATCTCCTATTGTTAAGCTGTCATTTGACTTGGCTTATTTTAACCTTATTTGGTTAAAATTTTTTTTCTTTTTCGGTTTTGCGAAAAATTTCTAATTGTTTTTCCGCCAATTTACCGGTTTCAAGAATAGTTTTTAAATGTTGTTCTACTTTGCTAACAACATTATAAGCAATCCAGAGTTTTTCCCTAGTATCGCTTTCTTTAGCACCTGTTTTATCCAACAATGCTTCAGAATAAATTTTTTTAAGTTCGTCTATTGACTCTTGAAAAAGTTTATTCTCCAGTATTTGCTTCGCTTGGTGGGATCGGCTGACTTCCTCTTCCCTGAGCGACTGGTCTTTCGTTTCCATTTAATCCTTGTACTTGCTGCGATAGCACTTTAGCAGATTTTTGGGCTTGTTCAAGTATCTTGCTATTTCCGGCTACCATTAATTTATCTAAATCGGCATCTGCTTTTATTTTTGCCGTATCAATTTGTGTATTGTACTTCAATGCCATTTCTTTCATTTTAGTTTCAAAATCTAATTGCATTTCTTGATTTTTTTGCATTAATTCTTGTCTTTCTAATTCAAGTTCGGCAATTTTACGTTTTTCTTCGGATTCAATTCTAGTAAATTCTATTTTTTCAATAGGTGTCAACGGTGGTGGTTGTGGTGGTGGCATTTGTTGTTTGCCAATATCAGGATTTACAAAGTAAGCGTCCACATTTTTAAGTCCTGCGTTTTCAATTATGTTAGATAATGTGTTATACATATTCTTCAAAGTCACCATTGGCATTTCTTTACCGCCTTGAAGATTAAATGCTTGTAATTGTCTTTCTAAAATGTTGTTCAACATCATTATTTGTTGTTCTTTTGAACCTGTACCAAGCCCAACAACAATATTTATATTAAATTTATCTTTCCATTCCGTAGGTTTTACCGGAATATAAGTATTATTCATTTCTACGATTTGTTGTTTGTCTTGATATTTAACCATCAATTCAAAAATTTTTCTAAATAAATCTTTTACGCCGGTTTCAGCAAATACTCTTGCTATCAATTCCGACCTCATTTGCGTTTGTGTCATTAACGCATTAACACCTGTTGCAGTTTTAGCATTTAAGGTATTGGGGTCTAATCCTTGAACTTGTTTAGAAATCCCTGTCCTTACTTCTCTAACACTATCAAGGTATGACAATAAAGGAAAGGCTTGTTGTGAAATTGGTTGAGCTTGTAATGCCTGCATAACTTGGTTTGGTGGTTGTTTAGTTCTTACAACACCGCCTGGTCTAGT